AGCAGTAAATTTTATACATAGTTTTGAAAAAGCTGCAGTAAAACATGCTAGAGAAAAAGGTTATGAAGGTTTAATTTGTGGACATATACATAGAGCAATGGCTACAAAAATTGAAGGTATAGATTATTATAATTGTGGAGACTGGGTTGAAAGTTGTACAGCGATTGTTGAAACAAAAGAAGGTGAATTTAAAATAATAGAATGGATTAAAAATTAAGTATTAAATATTCTAGGAGTTAAGAATGAAAAAGAAAAAAGGTGGTGGACTTAAAAAATGGTTTAAAGAGGATTGGGTAGATATATCTACAGGTAAACCATGTGGAAGAAAATCAGCTAGTAAATCAAAAAGAAAGTATCCTGTATGTAGACCAAAGGCAGTTGCAAATAAAATGACTGCAGGACAAAAGGCTGCAGCAGTAAAAAGAAAAAGGGCAAAGACTAATGTAGGACCTAAACCAACTTCTATTAGGTACCCTATTAGTGCAAGTGGACGAAAACAAAAAGTAAAAAAGAAAAGGGGATAAATTATGATTGACCCATTTACAGCTTTTGCAGCTTTGAAGGGAGCTACAGAAGCTATATCACAGGGTATTAAAACAGGTAAAGACTTAATTAATATGTCAAGTTCTGTCTCAAAATGGGCAAAGGCAGAAGCAAGTCTTCAAGTTGTGTCAAGTGAAAAACCTAAAGGTTTAGGTAAATTGTTTGGTAAACTTACAGGTGCTGAACAAAATGCTATTGATGCACATTTTAGAAAAGAAGAAGCTAAAAGAATTAGAGACGAAATGAGAGAAATGTTTTTACTTTATGGTGCACCTGGTCAATGGGAAAGATTACAAAAAGAAATTGCAACTGAACGTAAACGTCAAGCTACTTTATTAAAACAAAAAATAGCTGCAGCAAAAAGAAAAAAGAATATTATTTTGTGGACAATTGGTGGAATATTAGGATTGGGTTTTCTAGCAATTGAATTTTATATAATTACCAATCTATAAAGGAGCAAAAATGAAATATAAAAAAAAATCTAAAATGAAATATGCTGGTGGCAAAAAAGTTAAGATGGGATATGCTGGTGGTAAAAAAGTTAAAATGATGAAAGCTGGTGGTGTACCACTTATATTTGGACCAAAATAAATATGTCTCATCTTATATCCAATATACCTTTTTTTAGGTGTTGGGTAAGGAAGGAGTTTACTCATAATCATCAGGCTTATCATGGGGAATATCTACATGCGTTAGCTATTGCAGTTAATTGTATGCCTGATAGATGTCTAAGTTTCCAAGTTGTCTTTACAGGTTGTGAAGCTGAAGAACAAAATTTACATGGTGGTGCTATGTGGGCACGTATGCCAATAACAGGTTTAATAGGTGACATACCATTAGATGAATGGACTCCACCTATTGAAACACATTTTGCTCAACCTTGGGATTGTCCTAGTCATAATCATAGTATTATAGTTATGGATAGAGTTAGTTCAAGTCCTTGGATGTGTAAAGTAAATGGTGAATTTTATACTGGTAAATATTATTTTACAGTTGACTTCACTGACAGTGCAGTAGCAGATGACCCTGCACAACATAAACAATCACATGTTTTACATTTAACATCTGGTCCATATAAAGGTGCAATGGTAGCTTTACCTAATAATAGAGTTAGAGTTACAAGTCCTGCAATGTGGTCAGCAGGTGAAGGTGCTCCAGACTTTGTACCTTCTCAGTATAAACATACTGCTGAAGCACATGATGACTACATGGATGTAAATAAAACATTTGATAATTTATATAATAAGGATAAGTAATGAATAATAATACAATTAAAAGTGTAGTTGCTGCTTTAAAAAAAGCTTCAAAAGCACATGCAGCACAAGCTAAAAAATTAGAAAAAATGTTAAATAAAAAATAGTATCTTGTATGTTACACTATATTGTAGTATTATTATAACATTAAACTTTGCGTAATCGTTTGGTTCGCATCAACGGAGAAAAAAATGGAAGTAGAACAAAAGGAAGAATGGAGTGATATTGACACTTCAAAACCTGAATCTAAAGAAGAAGATAAAGTAGACTTTGAGGTTGAAAAAACTTCTGAAGATAAAGAAGAAAAGGTTGAAGCTGTAGTTGAAGAAAAACCTGTAGCTGAAACTAAAACTGAAACGAAGAAGGAAGATACTCAACCAGAGGAACAACCTGATGAAGCTAAAGACATTGAGTCTGAAAGAGCACAAAAAAGAATACGTCAGTTAGTTCGTCAAAGAAAAGAAAAGGAAGAAGAAGTTGCCAGACTTTTAGCTGAAAAACAAGACTTACAAAGTAGATTAACTCAAAATCAAACTAATCAATTTGATTTAACTAAAACAAGTATTGAGTCTCAAGAAAAAAGTTTAGAGAATCAACTTAATCTTGCTAAACAAAACTACTTAGATGCTTTTGAAAAAGATGACAAAAATCAATTATTAAAAGCACAAGAGGCTTTAAATGAAGCTCAAATTAATTTAAATAATATAAAATCAAATAAGGTAAATTTTGATAAAGATTACGAGAATTACCAGAACAGTATTAAACAACAGCCTGTTCAACAATCTCAACCTCAACAACCCCAATACGACCCTAAAGCAGTCGCATGGGCAGAAAAGAATGAGTGGTTTGGTCAAGACAAAATGATGACTGCAGCAGCTTTAGCTTTAGATGCTCAGTTAAAAGATGAAGGTTTTAATCCTGCAGATGATGATTTCTATAAAGAAGTTGATGTTAGATTAAAGGATGCATTTCCAAATAAGTTTAAAACATCTGAACAGGAAACTCAACAAGTTCGTCAGAAGGCTACGTCAAGTCCTTCCCAAGTGGTAGCAGGAACATCTCGCACTCCTGCCTCCAAAAAAATCAAGCTAAGTCAAGAAGACGTTAGGTTGGCTAATAAATGGAATATACCACTAGATAGGTATGCAAAAGAAAAGTCTAAAGTAGAGACTGGAGAAGAGTATACTACAATAACAACACAAATGCGTAGGAGTTAAAAATGGCTATTAATAAAATAAAACGTAGTGAAGAAACTAGAGAAGCTACTTCAAAACAAGAAACAACTTCATTTGAAGAAACTAATTTTTTACATATACCTGAAGGAGTTAAAAACAGATTTGATTCTCAAGGTATGTCTTTAAGATGGATTAGGATTACATTAAATGGAGAAGATGACTACAAGAACGTAGGTAAAAGACAACGTGAAGGTTGGACATTTGTTTCCCCTGAAGAAGTTCCAGAGTTAGCTTCAACATCTATTGTCAAAGAAGGTGGTAGATATAGTGGAGTCGTTTCCAGTGGTGATGTTGCTTTAGCAAAGATACCCACAGATAAGATGATAGCTAGGCAAGAGTATTATCATAATAAGCACAAGCAACAAGAAGATTCTCTTGATGCAAACTTACGTGCTCAATCTGATTCTCGTATGCCAATAACTAACTCAAGTAAATCAACTGTTACAAAAGGTCGTGAACCTCGTTTTCAAAGATAGTTTGTAACAAATATTAATTATTCTTAATTGAAGGAGATAACAAATGAGTGCAAGTAAAGCATTATTTGGAATGGTCCCTTTGAGAAAAGTTGGTTCTAATTACAATTCTACTGCTCAATCGCAGTACGATATTGCTAATGCAACAGCTTCTAACATTTTTCATGGAGACTTAGTTACAATTGCAGATGGATTTATTACTCCAATTGCAACGACAACTGATTATGCTGTAGGTGTGTTTGTGGGTTGTGAATATACTGACCCTGTTTCTAAACAACCTACATTTAGTCATTACTTTCCTGCAAATACTTCAAGTGCTATTGGTAATCCAGTAGGATTTGTTGTTGACGACCCATATGCTTCGTTTATGATACAAGCAGATGCATCAGTTACTGCAGGTGATATTAACTCTCAAAACTTTGAGGTAACTTTAGGTTCAGGTTCAACTGTAACTGGTAACTCAGGCTTTGGTATTAAAGCTGCAAGTAGAGCAACTGCTACTAAAGCTGTAAGACCTATAGCATTAATTGATGAACCAGGAAATGCATTAACAGGTACTGATGGTGCGTTCCCTAAACTTGAAGTGAAAATCGTCCAGCATTGGATGAAACGTCAAGCAACAGCATAGAGAAGGAGATATAATATGGCTATAAATAGAGCAAGTATTGCAAAACAACTTCTTCCAGGACTTAATGCTGTATTTGGTGTTGAGTATGGTGATGTTAATGACGAACATACACCCCTATTTGAAACTGAAAATTCAGATAGGTCTTTTGAAGAAGAAGTGCTATTCACAGGATTTGGCACAGCTCCAGTAAAATCTGAAGGTGCTGCTGTTTCTTTTGATGATGCACAAGAATCGTTCACAGCTAGATATAACCACGAAACAGTGGCTTTAGCTTTTTCAATCACTGAAGAAGCAATGGAAGATAATCTATATGATACTTTCGCTAAAGTTCGTTCTCGTGCACTAGCAAGAGCAATGGCTAACACTAAACAAGTAAAAGCAGCAGCTATTTTTAATAATGGCTTCACTGCTGGTGATTCTGCAATTGGAGATGGTCAAGCATTCTTCTCTGCATCTCACCCAGTTGTTGGTGGTGGTAATCAAAGTAACCTATTAGCTGCAGCAGATTTAGCTGAAGCAGCTTTGGAAACTGCGTTAATTTCAATTGATGGAACTAAAGATGACAGAGGTATCTTAATTGGTGCACAAGCTCAATCTTTACACATTCCGTCTGACCTTAAATTTACTGCTGATAGGCTTCTAGCTTCTCCAGGTAAAGTAGGGTCTGCTAACAACGACATTAACGCAATTAGAAACATGGGAGTAATACCTGGTGGTTATATGGTAAATAGAAGATTTACAGACACCAATGCTTACTTCATTAAAACTGACGTACCTAATGGTACTAAAATGTTTGTAAGAGTTCCTTTACAAACTAAAATGGAACCAGATTTTGATACTGGTAACGTCAGATTTAAAGCAAGAGAGAGATACTCTTTTGGTGTTTCTGATTGGAGAGGATTCTTTGGTTCTGCAGGTGGCAGCTAGAATCTAAACATATAAGGGGTCTCTTAGGAGACCCTTTATATTATTATAAAAGGAATTATAAATGACAAATTTAACATCAAGATATATAACAACAGTAGCGAGTGTGGCAGTAGACCACCCTACTCGTATTAGAGGTTTTAATGTAGCTAATGCAAAAAATGCATTAGGTGTATTTGAATTAAGAGATGGTACAGCTACAAGTACAGGTGAATCAAAAATTAAAATAAATATAAATGCAGATGGTTCTTTAGATACTTACTTAGCAGATGAAGGTGTACGATTTGAAAGTGGTGTAGTAGTAAGTACAACTGCAAGTGTATTTTCTACAATTTATTTTGGATAATAACAATGCCTAAACATTCTAAAAAGAAAAAATCAAAAGGCATGGGAATTAAGACTAGTGTAAAGTCAGGTAATTTTTTACCCACTAGCAAAGGTGCAGGTATGACAAAGAAGGGTGTTGCTGCTTATCGTAGAGCAAACCCAGGTTCTAAATTAAAGACTGCAGTAACTGAATCAAAACCTACAGGAAAAAGAGCAAAGAGAAGAAAATCATTTTGTGCACGTTCAGCAGGACAAGCTAAAATGCATAATATAAGCTGTAAGAAAACTCCAAAGAAAAGAATATGTGCAGCTCGTAGAAGATGGAAATGTTAGATGGCAGATTTTACAACTTTAACAACAGAGATAGTAAATACAACTGAGAATAATGCTCAAGAGTTCTTAGACCAAATACCTAACATTGTTAATAGGGCAGAAGAAAGATTAACAGATGAATTAGATGATTATGGTTTAGTAACTTATACATCAGTAGCAGTATCACAAGGTAATAATATTGTTACTCTACCAACTGGTACAAGAATAGTAAAGAATTTTAATGTAGATATTAATGGAGCAAAGACAAGTATACTAGTAAAGACTGATGAATATTTAAGAGATTACTGGGATGTATCAGCTTCAACAGGTGAGCCAAAGTATTATGCACATAAAGATAATACAACAATAATGATTGCACCTACACCTTCATCAACAAGTAATGGAGAAGTAGTACATGTAACTAGACCAACAACATTAACGTCAGCTTCACCTGCTAATTATTTTACACAGTTTTGTTATGACGCATTGTTTAATGCCTGTATGGTAGAGTCGTACATCTTTATGAAAAACTTTCAGATTGTACCTATGTTTGAACAACGATACCAAACTTCAATACAGACTGTAAGAAACAGAGCCAGAAGATTTAGACGTGACGATATGACAAGACCTGCAAGTCCTGCAGGAGCAGATAACACAGTAGTAGATGGGAGTAATTAATGGTTATTAGTAGAAGTTCAATACCACAACAGATAAGTAAACCTGGTGTAAAGAATAGAAAAACTAGACGTAATAAAATATCTGCTACAAAAGATATTAAAAAATCTTTATCTAAAGCAAAAGAAAGATTAAAAAAAGATACTGGTAATTTTATGAATAAGTATGGTAAAGATATTGCAGAGATAGCAGTTTATGCTACACCAGCAACAGGATTTGCTTATGAAGTTTTAAAACCTAAGACAGCAGGTACAGCAACTTTATTTACTAATAAAGAATTAAAAGAAATAAAAAACAAAGAAAAAGAAAACGAAAAATCTATAAAAAAATATATGGGTGGTTCATTAAACAAAGGGAGAAAATAATGATAAAAGGAATTGCAAACTTAACTTTAAAACAAATCAGAAAAAAAATTAAAGATAAAAAAAGAGTTGAACGTAAAGAAAAAGCTATACGTAAAGCAAAAAGAAAACCTAGTAAAAGAGAACAGTATTATGAAAGTTTAGATGCAAGAACTAAAGCTGCAGAACAAAGAGTTGAAGGTCAAGGTGGTTCTATAGATTTTAAAGAAGGTGGTAGATTAAATGATGGTAATGCATTTATTAATAGTCTATATAAGGATAAAATGTAATGGTAAAAGAAGTAATTAAAAAAACAATTGGAAAAAAATTTACACAATTAACTCCAGAACAAAAAAAAGAAATAGTTAATCAAGTTAAAAAGATTCCTGAGTTTGCAAAGAAAACTACAAAAGAAATAAAAAAAATACTTAATAAAGTTTTTACAAAATTACCTACAAGAAAATATAAACCACCAAAGGGAAGAAAAGAACTTTTTGATGTAGGTGATTTACAAGATAAAAGCACAATGGTAGGTAGAAATGCACCTAAGCAACAAATGACTAAAGTTAAAGCTAAACCAATGGGTGAAGATAAAATTGAAGGAATGGAATCTACTCAAAAAATAATAACATCTGATGATTTATATACTGATAAAGCAACAGGTAAAATAAAAGAAAATTTAAAAACAGGTTCTAAAGAAGTAAGGAATCCTGAAACACCTGTATTTGATAGAGGAAAAAGTAGAAATCCTTTTGGTATGAATAAGGGTGGAAGAGTTCGTAGCTATCGTGGTTATGGAAAAGCCAGACGTGGTTAATCAATATTGAAAGGAGTAACAGATGGCAGATAAAATAAATGAAAATATAAAAAAGGCAGCAGAAAAATTTGAAAAAGAAGGACCTTCAGGACCTAAAGCTAAACAACCTGTTCCTTACTCAGCTAAAGAAAAAACAATTATTAAAAAATTACAAGAACAAGCCTTAAAGAAATTACCTGGTCCATTAGGTAAAATAGTAGGAATGACTGTTAATCAAATTGCTGATAAATATACAGGTAGAACAATGTTCAGACTATTTGGTGAACTTCAAAATAAGAAAAAAATATTTGGAGATAAATTTGAAGAAGTAAAAAAGAAATTAGCTAAAGCTAAAAAATTAAGAACACGACAAATAGAAATGGGAGAAGTTTCTGATAGACTTTCAGAAAATTTACCAAAAGCTAGTTTAAGAAAATCTGGTGGTAAGATTAAAAAAATGCAATCTGGTGGTAGAGTTGGTGCACCTAGAGGTACTGGAGCTGCTTTACGAGGTTTTGGAAAAGGATATAAATAATGGTAAAAGGTGTTGGAAAAGTAATATTAAAAAAATTTAAAGGCACTGAAGATTCTAAAGGTAAACTAGGTTCTATGTTTTCATCAGACATGATGAAACTTGCTGAAGAAACTAAAACTATTATAAATAAACTTAAAAAAGGTTTTAAACTTACAGATAAACAAAAAAAAGATATGGAAAGAGGGATTGAACTTCATGAACAAAAAGCTAAACAAATTATTAAAGAAGTTGAAGCTCCTGGTTCTACAACAAAAGTAAGTAATCTTAATAAATTAAAAGAGATATCTAAAGATGGTAGAAAAGCATATAAAAAAAAATCTGGTGGTAAGTTAAGAGGTATGGGTAAAGCACTACGTGGTGGTGGTAAAGTAATGAGAGGTTAAATAAATGGCAACTAATAATACGTCAGGCACTTATGACTTTAATTTAGAAATAGGTGATGTTATACAGGAAGCTACTGAGATGATTGGTGGTGAAGTAACTCTTGGTGAAGAACCTAGAAGTGCTAGACGTTCAATTAATCTTATATTAAATGACTGGCAGAATAGAGGTGTTTGTTTATGGACAACAAATACAACTATTGTAAGTATTGCTGCAAGTGTATCACAAGTAAGTTTAGGTAGTCATGTAAGTGACGTTATGCAAGTTGTAATTAATAGAGATAATACAGATTTAAATTTAACTCGTATATCGTATGAAGAATATTTAAAAGTTCCTAATAAAGGACAAACAGGTAGACCTTCACAGTACGCAGTTAAAAGATTTGGTGATAATGTACAATTACATCTAT